CTCGTGAGAGGCGCACGGTGCTTTGGTACAACACCACTTGTGGATATACGAAACCACAAGTCCCTACTATCATATGGAACCCTTATGGATACGAAGCGCAGGTTGTTGACTCTTATAGAGCCACAACTTTGCCGACGGGGCACGAATAACTCGGGCTCCGGCGGCTGGAACGGCTATGTAGCCGTAACTCGCCCTTCGGTCACGTCTCTAGAAGAGACTGTGACAAGTGGGCATCCCTGGCCTATGGCTAGGGGTGCCTTGACTGATGTAGGTGGAAACTTTTCCACGATAAAGGTTACAGGTATGGTACCGTCAAGCCTAGCGATTTCATCGCAAAGCTTGTCGACCACAGCCTATCAAGGACCGCAATATGCGGTCTCACCTTTTGCTGCATGCAAAGAAGCGTTAGACATGGTTAAACTTTCTGATGACAATTACTTGTCGCAGAAAGGTACCACTGCCATAGCGCGTTGCATACCTACTAATCCAGTCGCCGATGCAGGAACTTTCATCGGGGAGCTCAAGGATGGTTTACCCAAACTTGTTGGCAAAGAGCTCTGGAAGACAAAGTTCAAAGACTACCGAAAGGTAGGCTCTGAATATTTGAATTTCCAGTTTGGCTGGATGCCTTTAGTCTCCGATTTACAGAAATTCGGGAAGGCTGCTATTGAATCTGACAAGATCCTTAAGCAACTTCACCGAGATTCTGGAAAGAACATACATCGGAAATTCACTTTTCCTGAGGAGGTCATCGTAGAGAGGCTTACGTTCCCCAGTCGGCTTAGTGCCGGTGCTGATGGAGCGTCAAGCTATCCTTATCTCTACGTAAGTCCTACGGGTGCCACTTTGGCTGTCGAAAAGAAATTGACAATCAAAACCTGGTTCTCTGGCTGTTTTACTTATCATCTTAATCTGGGTACAACTCTCCCAGATAGGATGGATAGGTTTGCAGCAGAGGCTAGAAAGCTATACGGCATCGAGCTAACGCCCGAGACGGTATGGAATCTAGCTCCGTGGAGTTGGGCTGTCGACTGGGAAGGAAACATTGGGGATGTTCTCCACAATGTTTCTCGTTTCTCAGAGGACGGCTTGGTAATGCGGTATGGTTATATAATGCAGCAGAAAACTGCAGAAATAACCTATACCCTTCCTCGGTCTGGTCTATTAGTGAACAGTCCGGAGAAGAGCCTAACGCTGAATGTCTCTGCTATTAGCAAAGTTCGGCGTAGCGCAACCCCATATGGTTTTGGCTTTGACATGACCTCCCTGACCGGGAGGCAGTCTGCCATACTAGGGGCCCTTGGAATCTCCAGGGGTCCTAGGCTCGGTTAACCAACCGAGCTGGCATACATCAATCTTACAAAGAAAGGTGTGTGTGTCACTAGCGTACCTACAGGTACGTGACTCCCATTCAACTGAAAGAGTAATGCCATGTCGTTTTCTGATCCTCAGTCCGTTACTGTCAATGCGGTCGCGATTTCAATGCCTCGGACAAGTTCCGGCGTCAATTCTGGCGTCTTTACTTCTTCCGATGGCAATTCGCGTCTGTCCGTCGCGCATGCCTATGGCAAGCGCACTCGACGGACTATCCGCCTCGACAGTTCGAAGGTTGCTGCAGATCCTCTGCTCCCCTCGCAGAACGTCAAGCTTTCCAACAGTGTTTATCTGGTGGTTGACGCTCCGATCGCGGGGTTCACGAATACTGAGCTTAAGCAGTACATTGACGGCTTCTTGGCCGCTTTGACTGCTTCCTCCGGTGCTAAGATCACGCAGCTCTTGGGCGGCGAGAACTAGCAAGGACTGAACCAAAATAGTATCAGTTAACATAATGGCTATGGAAGCTCGAACTCATATTAGGAGCCGGCTTGAAAAGCCTTATGTTACTCTGGCAGGAGGTCGCAAGTGAACTCGCGACCTGGTGTTGCACTACCACCAGTCTGGACTATAAAACGGTCCAGGCTCGCGTCGAAAATGAAGGTGAATCGTTTCTAACGATCACCCTACCTAACTTTTGCACAGACTTCCAAAAAAGTCTAGTAGAAGGACGTGTAGATCGCAACCAGTTTCAAGGATTTTCCTTTACTGGTAGTCTCCCCCGATTCCTCGGAGGTTTCTTCGATCTTGTTTTCGACCGTGGTACAGGTCTCTTACTTGATAACCCGTCAGTTGATGCTATCTACTCGATACGTCAGCTTACGCTGATGTTCGGGAAGATTCTTCTTCCCTGTAGCGATACAAGGAAGGAAGCAGCAATTGACGGATATCTCAAGTGTGAGCAGTCAGTTAAGGAAGCGGACGCTTCGAGGGGATCTTCTGAAATGGAAGATTTCCATCGAATCTCTCGCTTGCTATGGGCTGATCTCTTTTCGTCAGTGGATAATTCCATTGCGAAATTCGAGATTCTCCCTAAGCACGGACCCGGTTCCACCGCTGATCGACTTAAGGGTAACCAAAAGTACAATCAGACCGAGTGGACGGAAAGGCTTGAGAAAGTGTTCCCAGCGGGTGAGTTTTTACTCCCGCATTGGAAATACATCTCTAACCTTGACCGTATTAACTGGCTCGAACCCGGAAAAGAACGACCCGTAAGGGTTGTTCTTGTTCCTAAGACGCTCAAAACACCTCGAATCATTGCAATTGAACCTACTGCGATGCAATACACGCAGCAGGGAATATTGGAAGCATTCGAGAAAGCGATCGAGCGAGATGACAACGCTCGTCACTTTATCCAATGGAAGAGCAATGTTCCTAATCAGGAGCTTGCTCGCCTAGGTTCCCTTTATGGGGATCTAGCCACACTCGACTTGAGTGAGGCATCGGACCGTGTTTCGAATCAGCTTGTAAAGACCATGTTCAAAAACCACCCTCACCTTGGTGAGGCAGTTGATGCAACAAGGTCTCGTAAAGCTGAAGTGCTTGTCAAAGGCGAAAAGAAAATCATTCGCCTTGCCAAGTTCGCATCTATGGGTTCAGCTCTTTGCTTTCCTATGGAGTCGCTTGTCTTTATGACAGTGATATTCCTAGGGATTGAGCGAGAGCTTAAGAGACCGCTAACCAATGATGACATTAAGTCATTCAGAGGTCAGGTGCGCACGTACGGAGACGATATTATCGTTCC